ATCTGTTGGTTTAGTTTTTGCAAGAGAACTGCTCCAATAAAATATATAAGGATTGTTACTGTTATCATATCTAATAGTAACATCATTAATAAAATCAACATCTGTACCCATATATAATTTTATTTTAGTTGATAATTTTGCCATTCTATGTATCTCCGAAACGAATAAATGTCATTGTTGTTATATTAATAGAAGAAGAATATTCTAAGTCTGCTGAAGTGTTACTACTTTGAAAACCAAATTTAACTTTATTATTAGAAGTGTTTGTTACATCATATAAAGTTGTAACATTAAAAGTGCCACCATCTGTATCGCCTCCACCTTGTATTCTATCATAGGCTCTTGCTAATACTACATCTGAACTAGAAAAACCATCGGTTGAACCTCTTATAATAGCACCTGTATAAGCACCTGTTTGAGATTGATATGACATGGTAAACATAATTTGATATATACCTGTGCTAGGAAAAGTAAAAATACCACTCGATTCTGACATACCTGTACCTAACACACCTTGAGGACTTGTATCAATTCTTTCTAAGTTTGATGTTATTATTTGTTCTCCATCATTAAAATCTTTGTTAGCAGTTAGTCTCCATTGGTCTACCATTGTAACACCCAGTCCACTAGCTTTATCTGAAGTGACTGCACTGTCTGCTAAACTATTTGTTCCTATTGTACTAAGTGCCATGTTTACCCCTTGCTATTTGCATCCTTGACAGCCTTGATATGTTTGTACCAAGAACCTGTCTTATCTAATTTACCATCATCAATATCGTGGTATAGTTTATCTAATTGTTCTTCCCATGATAAGTATTCTGTTTTTCTTTTATTTAAAACACCTGATAAAGTTTCTGCGGTATTACCTGCAGTATCAAAAGCTGCTAACTGTGAGTCTGAAGGTTTTGCTAAACCTGATACTGACCATGTTGCAATGTAAGCACCTTTTCCGTCAGAATCATCTTGAATTAATATTTTATCTTTTTCTGAATCCCATGTTTTAGAATTGTCTTCTAAATATAATTTTACTTTTGTTGATACGTCTGCCATTATTTCTCCTATGCTAATTTAAACCCTTGCCAATAACTTTGACTTGAATAAACATTATTACCACTACCAGATGTTGTTTGAACATAAGTTTCTATATAATCACTTGCACTTAAATCTAATATTGCATTATGATGAAAAGAAAAATCATTATCACTATTAGCATAGTTATATATATTTCTATCCATACCACTTACTGCAGAGCCATTTTTATAATATTTAAATGTATAATATCCTAATGAATTACCTATTTTATAATGTGCCATAAACAAATACTTACCTGCTTTACCACTTGGAACAGTAAATTTATTAGAAGCAAAAGCATTATCTGAGTCAAAAGTTTCAGAATTCCATGTCACTTTAACAAAGGTATCATTTGTTAATCCAAAATTACTTGAAAGTCTTACATCAAAATTAGGTGTATTAGTTGATTTTATTAAGGACACATCTATTCTTTTTATTGTTCCCGCATCAGATATTAAAAGTTCATCTGTATCATCAGGAGCAGAAGCTAAAGCTGTTTGTCCTGATATAATATTACTTGCTAAACTTGCAGGTACGACACCACTAGCAGGAACATCAATTGTTCCAACCGCTTTTGCTTGATGAACTACATAAATATTATTTGTACCAGAGGGAGGTGCTCCAGTAAATGTCAGTGTAGTTCCGCTTATGCCATATGCAGAGTTTGGGTCCTGTCTAACATTTTCTACAAAGACCTCTATATCAAATACTGAACTCGGTGCAATGTCTAATGTAAATGCTGTTGTACTAGCATCACCACTAAATCGTTTACCTTGTAAAGACTGAAATTGGTTTTGTGTATCTATGGGTGTACCAACGTATGCCATTCTAGGTTATCTCCATTACTGATAAAATTATGTCTGCTGCTGCTGAAGATGTTAGCGAAAGAGCGTCTGTTGTTTCCATAACAACTTTATTCCCTGCCAACAACTCAAGTGTACCACCAACAGGAACGGGTGCATTGGTTACTAACTCAACTGTTTGGTTAGCCTCATTGTTTGCTCCTGCTCTATTGGAAGTATCTGAAGCCAAACTAACTGTTACAGTAATTTGACTAGTTGTTGTGTTACCTATCATGATTCCAAGAAGCACTGTTGTTGTACTACTTGCCACTGTATAGATAACGTCAGCACTAGTTACTCCTGCTTTAGTTATTGTTTTAAACGTATTTGCCATCTATCCTCCTATTATCCTAATGCGATTGCCAAGGCTGTTGGGTCTTCTTGAGAGAATCCTTGAGCTGACATTAATGTTACTACTCTTGATAATGCGGCTTTTTTATTTGTACCACCTGCACCATCGTCTACTATAATTAAATCAGATGTTGTTAAATCTGCTCCAATATCTGAACCACCATCAATCTCTAATGCTGTTAATGCTACTTTACCTGCAGTAGATATTGTAGCTAATTTTGTATCTGCAATCGCTGCACTTGATTTAATATCTGCGTTTACAATGTTTGTAATTGTGTTGTTATCTGAATCTATTGATTTGTTTGTTAAAGTATCAGTTGTTGCACGGCCTATTAATGTGTCGGTAGCCGCAGGTAAAGTAAGAGTTACATTACCTGAAAAAGCTGAGTGGGCAGGAGCTTGAATTTGTGCATAGTGTGCGTTTGATGATTCACAGTAAAATCTTACTACAGATTGTGTTCCTGTGTTTTTAACATCTATAACACCACCCTCAACAGTTAAATCATCCCCAACACTTATATCACCAGTAACTGTTAAAGAGTCTACAAAAGCATCTTTCCATCTAACACCTGTAGATCCTAGGTCTACATCACTATCAGATTGCGGACCAAATATATTGTCACCTAAGTAAACTTGTTCTACGTTTGCCGCATAAAAATGTATTTCATCAGCAGTTTCAAAATCTATTTTTGTTTGATCATCTTCACCTATTTTAATATCTGTGGCTAGTAAAGATGTGATTGTAGTTTGAGCTGCACTAAGAGCCAGGTCAATTGTATTATCAGCATCTTGATATGTAACTGTAATACCTGTTTCAGTATTACTACTAAACATAGCACCTGTTGTATCTGAAATTACTTCAGCTAAAGTTGTACCGTTAACTGTTATGGCATCGGCTTCTAATGTTCCATCAATATCTGCATCACCAGAAATATCTAAAGTTGCCGCATCTAATTCACCTGATGCTGTAAGATTTGTAACGCCTGTTACAGCTCCACCAAAAGCTACATTATTGCTTCCGTCTTCAAATATTAATTTACTTGCAGGTAGAGTACAGAAAACATCTTTGGTGCCCGAACTAAAATTAACAGCACTATCACTGTTAGAACTAGATATTACAGTAGTTCTTGTTAAATCAGAACTGTCTCCGTCTAAAGTTCCAAGGCCTACTTCAAACTCCGCCTGGTCTTGATGTGCTATACAATAATATACTGTATTAGAGTTACCAATACCTGCAGCAAAAGTTTCAAAACCAGTAACTGCACCAGCAAGTGATACGGCACCTGTGCCTGTAGTAGTAGTTGTTTCTTTTACTCTATCATTAATGACTAATGCCATTTAAATTTTCTCCTATGCTAATCTTAATATAGCGTTACTTGCATCAGCAGCTGGAAACTGAATAGTAAATGTTCCACTTGTAGATGTCTTGTCACCACCAAAATCTAAAACAGCAACTGCTTTATTTGAATCAGAGCTATTATATATTAAAGCTCCTCTTGCAGTAATTGTAGCTGATGTAAATGAAATATCTGCAAAATCACAAATAGCAGTAGTTCCAGATGTTGTTGGAGTTACGCTAGTTAAAGTGCCTCCACCAGAACTATACGTACCTGAGTTTGAAACTTCATTTGACGTGCTAAAAGCAGTAGTGGTTGCATCTAAGCTTGCAGAGCTTGTATACAGTGCAATCTTAAAAGTATCGCCCGATGTCGCTGTAAAATTATGAGTGCCAGTTAAAAGCTCTTGTTTAAAACTAGTACACACAGCTTGTGTAATTGCCATAGTTTACCCTCCTTATGGACTTGTTGATTTAATAGGCAATCTAATTGCCCCTTGCATGTATTCATCTCTACGATGCCTTCCTTGTTGCTCTACAGCTAACTCTTGAATAGCACGTTGATATGATTGTTCGTATAATTGCAGCATTTCTGCTGGTCCCTTTAAGTATTTAAAGGCCTCGGCAAGGCTTCCATACAATAACGCACTTGGAGCATTGTTGCCTAACCAAGACGTTGCGTTTGTACTAGATAACCTTGATGGTAATCTTGTGATTCCTAATTCCACATTATAAGCAGAATCTGGTGTAGGTGCAACTATTAATGAGTTATGATCCCACCATGCCCAATACACAGGTTCTCCTGTAGCAGTTCTATCTGGAGCATATTCTGTTATAAAACTGACATCTCTTTGTTCCAGCATAGTTCTTGTTGGTGTTCCAGAGGCTGGAAAAATATGCATAGTTCTAATTGTACCTAGCGATTCTAACGTAGGAGAAGATCCACCTGGTAATGAAACGAAAGCATTACTAGTTGATAAATTAGCAGTCTGATTTGATTTAAAAACATCTAAATCTACATCTCTAAATATTCTATTTTCAGCATGTTCGATAAAGTCATTTGTAATTGTAGAAGTAAGAACATCTGTTCCAACTTCTGTGTAGTCCAATATTTGTTGTGTTAGTTCTGTGTATGTTGTCATGATATACTCACTGTCACTGCATTAACTTTTGCAGAAAAAATAATTTCATTTTGTTTTTGTGGAACCATTGTTTTGTTTTGATCAAAAAAAGTTTTACTACCCACTAGAACTTCAATAGGCTCTGACCTATCTGATCTTGAATTTTTTAAAGCTTCGGCATCTGCTCTGTGTGTAGAAGGATTGTCTTCTTGTGGATGTTCTGGTTCAAATTCAGATCTGTGCACAAGCACTCCATCGTGTTCTTCAACCATTTCTGTATAAGGAAAAGCAAATCCACTACGATCAGATATTGCTTTTGAATATTTTCCTTTTGCTGTTGCCATTACATTACTCCAACATCAGGCACTATTTTAATACTAGATCTAGTGCTATCTTCAGCAGAAGCTCTTTGCCACTCATCTTCATATACTTGTTTTAAAAGTTGTATTCTGTCGGGTGCTTTTTTCATAGCTATGTAATATGAAAGTCCTGATACTAAACAAGGAAAAAATCTAAAAGGCACTTCTGGATTTTGTGTATAAGTTCCAGCATCTGCAATTCTAGTCATTGCATAATATTTAAAGGTATCTGCTGAATCTGGAGTTGCATAGACATACAATTTAGGAGTTATTGTTCTCTCCACGTAATACTGTGTAGGTGAAGCAGAAGTAGATTTTTTTGATATGTTTAAATACTCAGCTCTACTTATTCTTTCTATTTGTCTATCAACCGTAGAATCACTAGCTTCTGTTATGACAGCAGATAATACATCTACTACATCATCATCTAAATCATAAGACGATGTTCCTGCAACGAGAGTTTTAGTTCTCTGTTCAATGGTCCAAAGATTTAATCCTCTGTTAGCCCATTCAGCAAACAATAAATTTAAAGATCTTCTAGCAGTTTTGAGATCATACCCAGACCTTACGTAAAGGCCACATCTTTCATATGACTCTGCTATAACCTCTTCTATTGTGAGAGTAAATGCGTTAGTACCTGAGTATGTAGGCATGTTTTACTCCTAATAATTCTTTAGAAATTCTGCTATACAGGTATATGTGTTACCAGAGTCAGCTGCACTAGCTACAACAAAATTAATATCGTTTTGATTACTATTGCTACTTGTGTTAGCTGGTATTCCACCAAACTCTCTAAAATCCCAATAACCAGAATCTATTAATGTTACTATAGGAATATCTCCATCTGAATCTTCATAATCCAATCTAGCAAAAGAGTTTCCCCCATCACCGTTAGAGCATGTCCACCATAGTCTTTGTAGTGAAAGTGTCGATACTGATTGACCTTCTTTGTTATCTGCTAAAGCAGAAACGTCACCAAATACTGTGGTTCCGCCTGATCCATCAGATTGAACTACAATTTTAATAGTAACTCTTTTATCGTTTTGTTGTAGGATTGTTGGTCCTGTTACTGTGTCTGCCATGTTCCCTCCTTAATTAAGAACTTGTGGGGCCGAAGCCCCACAATATATATATTATTGATCTGCAAATGCAGGTACGTCTGCACCTTCTTGGTAACCCCAAATATAGTAATTTGTACTATCTTTAGCTAAAATATTAATTTCAAACAAACCAAAGTCTGTAAGAGTTAAGCTTGAGTTAGAGCTTCCGTTAGAATAAACAGATACGTTGTCAGCATTTGAATCTAAATGAACAACACCACCAATGAAAAAATTAGTATTACCTGGTGTTAAAATAATTAAATTTTCTGCTTCTTCCGCAGCTCCACCATAAATTAATTTGTAACATTGACCAGCAACGGGAGCTGGTAAAGTAATAGTTCTATTAGCTGCAAGTGCAGGAACTACAAGAGTTCTTCCACTGTGAGTTGCCGCATCAAGAGTTTTATTTTCATCACCTAGTGCTACAGGTGCATCACCCATAGTTATGATTTCAGTAATAGTTCCAGTGCTGGCATTCTTACTAACAGTTTTAACTGTGCTTTCAGATCTTAAAGGACCTGAAAAAGTTGAATTAGCCATTTTAAACCTCCTTGGTTATATAGACCTTACCACATAGTCTCTATATCGTCTGCGTTAGCAGTCTATGTAGTTCTTATGTTAATGTATACAGTTTTAAGGAAGATTTGCAATAAGAAGAATGGGGGATATACCCCCATTCTTTGGTTATTTATTACGCTCCTGGTGAGCCAAAGATACCTCTAGGATCAGAGAATCCAAATGAATATCTCTCTCTAGCTTTGTATCTTACGTTACCTGTATCAAAATCGCCTTCCATAGAAGTTTTGATAGGCGCACGATTAA